TTTTCCAGTATTGGTTATTATTTCAAATATCTTAGTAATCATTTCTTCATTCTTAATTGGTTAAAACCTTCTTTAATTGTCATTGGCACTTTATTAACACCTAATGCTATTTTAATGTGTTTATCGTAAAGTTTATTTGCTTTACAAAATGCTAATGCTTCTAATATTGTTTTCACGTTGGTTCGTTTAATAGTTCTAAATTCGTTTCTCCTGATTGTAATTTACTTGACATTTTATTAATAGTATAAGCTCTTGTACCAACTATAATCAAGTCATCTAAAGTTAAATTCAATAAAACTTTTAATGGTAGTATTGCAGAGAATTTAAATATTCTTGTTTTCTTGTTAAATATTCTTGTAATGTAATTAGTATAATAAGTTTGAAACAAACTGTTATTATTACCACCATAATCAGTTAAGGTATAAGTGTTTATTTCACTACCAAAGTTTAGATTGTAAGTTGGTGCTGTTGTTGATGTTCCTAACTCATTGCAAGAACTGGGAATCCAATAACTTGTTAAATCATACTGGTCATTTGAAGAATTGTGTGCTAAATCTCCATAAATTTCTGGTCTTGTATTATAAACAAAATGTACTTCATCTGCTGACTGCTGATATATTCCATAAAATAAAAGTGGTTGCCCTATACTTGGTTCTAAATTATCATCTAAGAAACTACCAACTTGCACTGTAGTTAATGCTCCGCTTGTTTTATCTTGTAACCTTTCAAATAACATATGCTCAAAAGGTAATGTGATTTTATATTCTCTTTTTTTACTTGCATCTCCAATGTAAGTTAATTCGCCATATCTTCTATTATTTAAAGATTGAAACGTTTGAGCCAAAATGCTTTTAGGTTCTGAATATTCTAAATCTACATTTGAAAATGGTAAAGCATCGCTAATAGTATGTTCATCAGTTTTTACAAATTCAGTAATATCAAAAGTGTTACCACCTGCATAATAATCATCTAAAGTTTCAACAATTACTTGCCCGAAAAAGTCTACATAAGCAGTTAAGTTAAAAGCTCTAAACAAACCATTTAAAAAGTCTTTAATTTTAATTTGTGGTATTTGTTCTGTGATTATTATTGTAGCACTTGTAACAATGCTTGAAGATTGACTATTGTAATTAGCAATCAAATTATATTCTCTCCTTTGCGTGCTTGGATTATAAAATGAATGGTCTAAAGAAACACTTGCAGAAAATGTTAAAGGGTCAACACTTCTAACTCTTGCAAATAATCTTCTTGACTCATTTAATGCTAATGAATTAGATTGACCAAAACCATAACCAATTGAATGACTTTGAGCATCTGTTAAATTGTTTGCTGTTGCTACAATAGTATCTGTTAAGCTGTCAACAATTTCAATTGAGTAGGGTATGGAGCTTGAAGCTGGTGTTATATTAACAGTAAATTCGAATCCTTCTTCCATTGGTGTAGGTGGATTAGCACTTGCAGAAAACCTTTGTGTAAATATATAATCTCCTTCTTCAAATTCAACTGAGTCATAAGTTGTACCATTATAGTGAACACAATTAGCAGTTGTTTGACATATAAACGTAACACCACTTAATTCAACTAATAAATCTCCTGTAACTCTACCTTTAGCCCTATGCAACCATAAATACAAATTATCCATTGCAGTAGAATCAAAGAACTCACCAGTTTTAAAAATTATACTGTATTGTTCTTCAATTGCTTTTATAATATTTTTTATTGGAATAGCTGGTTTTAAATCTTCAGGAAACACGCCTCTTTTACCAAGATGTGAAGCGTTTTGATGGTTGCTAATATTTAAACCATTTCTTTGGCTACCTTCGCCATCATAAATATAGATTTGTGAATGTGCTACTAATGGATATATAATTGCATTAGGATAACTTACACTATCAACTGTGAAGTTCTTTCCGTTTTCTAAAGCATCTTTTACATAATCAGCATCTGCATCGTGATTAAAATTATTTAACCAAACTAAATCTGACAGCTGGTCTTCATTAATCTTGTTTTTAAAAGTTACTGTATTACCAAAGAATGTAACCTTGTACATTGATGGCTCTCCATACTTCATAGCAACCTCATTCAATTGTATTTTACCAAACCTAAAATGTAGGTGGTTTAATTCAATTCTTGACTCACAAAAGATATTAGCATCAAAACCTTCAACCTCTGGGTTGTACCAATGCTTAAAGATTTTATTATTTGTTTTACTTGCTGGTAAATTAAATGTCCTACTATAATCCGTAAATATTTTATCTATGTCACTAACATCTTGAATAACCTGAGTTAATGAAATAAGTTCTTCTTCCATTAAATCAACTCTAACAAAATCCTGTTCTGTTGTTGTGTTTCTAAGTTGTGGTTGTATATATAGAACTACTTTTTGCATTATCTAATATTATTTACTAAGCTAAATGACTTTTCAAAATTCATTGTATAATTTATTAATCTATCATTCAAACCAGTCTTGTAAGTAAATGAACTTTCTTTTAAATTAACAGGATAGATTCTGTTAGTTGAATCAGTTAGCCAAATATATTCACTAACCATTAACTCCTCAAAATATGGATTCATTAATTCATTAACAAAACCAGTATTTAAAGAAATGCTTTCTGTAGCATTAGAATTAAAAGTTTTCTTTGCGTGTGCTGTTGTTGAATAAGTATTATATGTAATTGATTCATCACAATTAGTACCTTCTTCAGGTGGTGACAAAACTACATTCCTTGCTTCAAATATACTTCTATTAAAATTCTCACTTCTCGTTTCTAAACTTTCCGTTGACTTCTTAAAAAAGAATAAATCTTGCATTGCTCCCCATCTATTAACAAAAGTAATTTTATGAACTGGATATTTACATTCTTCAATTGGTACTATTGTAATAGTAGATTCAAATGAGTCATCATAAGTAACTAATATATTGTCTAATACTGTAGAACCTGAAAACTGTGCATATCCTATTTTTTGATTTTGATTACCATTATCTGTAAAACTATCTGTTTCTCTTGTGCTTGTACCTGAGCGCCATTGAACAGAAATAACTCGTTCAACATTTACTGGTATTGTAATTGTACTGCCTTGATGGTATTGTAAATAACTTCCACTAATCATTGCAATAGGTTCTACTGTATAGTTAACACCATCTTTAAAATGATTGTAACCTTCTTGAGCTAAATAAGTGTTTGAAGTTGTTGAAGCATCATCTATTAAAGAACCATCTGCTTGTCTTGGAGATGTTGCAACAGTTACCCAAATAGAGCTTTTTGCTGATGATACAGAATAAACTCCAGTAAATATTTGCTCAAGATGGTCGTTTACTATTTCGCTAATATCTACACTAACAGAATCTTCGCTACCTATTGGTTTTTTTTGTAGTGAGTAGGTTGCATATAAATCATCGCATTGCTCTGTTGAATTACTTAAACCACCAAATACAGTTATATTAATTTGAAAGTAACTTAATTCACTATTGGTTTCTTGTGGTGTTCTTATAAAGAAAGGGCTTCTTGTTCTTATTATTGTACTCATTTTATTTTTAAATTATCTTCTATGTAACCAGCAACAATTTCATCTCCGTATAAATCTAAACCCCTTTCAAAAGGTTTAGTAAAAAATAATGTTGCTTTAATTCCTTTTTTGTAAATGCTTCTTGCTATTAAAAAGTTTAGTGATTGCCTACTGACAAACCTACCTTGCTTGTCTCTTGGTGCTATTCCTTTTCTAATACTCCATTTATCAAAAGCAGAACTTGGCGGTTGTTTAGTAGTGTATTTAAATGGACTTGCAGAACTTTCTGGATATGTTGATTTAGCACCCTTAACACCTTTATCAATAAACTCGCCATAATTCTCACTAAGAAAAGAAACCTTATCTCCTTGTATTGTATACTCTAAACTATTATACAATTGCTTAGAAGCATTATTTTTCTTTTTAGTCAAATTACTTCTTGACTGTTGAATAACATACTTAGCGTATTTTTCTAAGGCCTTTCTAAATTCACTCATTAGCAGTACGTCATTTCGTCTTTAGTACCACAATCAAAAGTAACAGCCCAACCAGCAAGCATATTGTCAAACCTTTCTGTAAATGGTTCACAAGTAGCTGGATTAATTAATTCAAATTTATCTTTGTATAAATCACTCTTTTGTAAAACTCGTATTACTCTGGTGGCTAAAGCTAATTGAGTGTTTAATATATCTTGTCTGTTGTCATTACCTCTATATAAATCAGTTACTTGTTCGTTACTAATATCTACTAAATCCATAAAGAAAATAGTAATGTTAAAAGTTACGTAGTTGTTGTTTATTGTACTATTGTTAACCATTACGTGAGATAAAGGGAATAAGCTCTGCTTCTTTAAATCAATGTCAGCAATATCACCAAATGTTATTTCATTATTAAATGGTTCTGCTGTAACTACTTCTTTAATCTTGTCTATTATGTTATAAAAACTGTTCATACTAATTTTATATAAGTTGGAGTGTGTTCTCCTAAATCTTGTTCAATAAATTCATCCAAGCTATCAATAGCTTCATCAAAGTCAACACCCTCTCTTTGTATTAATAAATCTAAACAAATCCAATAATCGTAAACTGCTTTAATTGGGTTGTTTGCTGATATACCAATAAATGCTTCTTCAAATCCATCCACAAGGATAATGTGTTCATTCTCAATTAATAAATCTCTGCTTGTTAATTCTTCTAATATATCTTCTTTTGTCATCTTTGATTTCTTTTTAATATTTGTTGTTCTAATTCATATTTATCCTTTTCAAATGCTAAGTGCATTAAACAAGTGTGTAGTTTTGATTTGGTAATTTCATTGTATTTGAGAATGTCTCCATTAGTAAGTCCGTAGATAGATTGATACCAGCCCCATTTTGCAGAGAATCCCGCAGATGCTGAGGTAGCTCTATCTCCTGTTGTGTTGCTAAATAATTCAGGATAGTTTTCTGTAATTCGTTCTTTAAACTGTAAAAAAAAACAAGCGAACCAAAAGCAACATCTAAAGTAACTTCTGTCATATCGTACTTGTCAGCACTATCGTAATCTTCTATTAAGTATTGCTTTTTCTTTTTGAATGTTATTGGTCTAAATAAAACGCCCATTGCTTTATGCATCAACTCCCAGTCAGCAAGGTAAGTGTCAAGATCAACGTACTCACCAAAACTAATATCGTCTAACTTAGGTATAAAGCCAAACTCTTTTCCATTCATTTCAAACCTATCTATGAACTTAGGTGTATTAGTAAACAACTTTGTAAGTTCTTCAGTAATATTATTAATGTCGCTTGCTTTTATTTGTAGAACATTCTTTAGTGGTATATTACAAAAGATCTCAATCATCTTCTGTTGTAAAAATGAATCCAGCTCTTTACCCTCAGCAATCTTTAACCACTTTTGGTATTGCTTTAAAGTAACTTCATTAAGTGTTTCTGGTATGTTAATAGTAAGTTTCATTTATATATAAACGTTTTAATTCGTGAATCGTTATATACAAATATAAAAAAAATAGGTAACGCTCTTTTGCCGACTACCTATTTTACCAAAACGCAAATTTAATTCTTTGCTTATTTCAAATGTAATAAAAAAAAGCTACCTGATACAGTAGCTCTTTAATTTCTGAGGACTTACGCTAATAAATCGGCTGCCTCTTGGTATTTTAATTAAGCATATATTAAACCTTCTATATATGAGTTTTTTAATCTACTATGTCTATCTTCTTCTGTTTCACCTTCTATTAAATAATCACCTATAACTTCACATATTAATTGATAGTGTAAATCAGATACTCCATTTGGTTTTAAGTCAAATTCTAAAAAAGTATTATATACTTCTTTTTTTACTGAGTCTTTTAAATCTCTCATTGTGTGTCTGTATTCGTGGTTCCAAAAGTATTTCATAATATTTGTTTTAATTAATTACAATGTAAATATAAGTATAATTATTTAACTACCAAACTTTTTTAAAACTTTTTTTAATAAATGTGATATTCACCTAAACTTGGATTCTGTAATTGGTAGCTAACTGCATACCTCAACGCATCAATAGCGTGGTTAAAATTATCTACTGGTGTTTGTGATTTCTTTTCTAACCAACAATAGTTGTTAAACTCTTTTATTAAATCTGTACTATCTTCAGTAATTACTAAATCATAATCTTGTAATAAACTAATTCCAAAAGTTATTGAACCTTGACCTTTAATTGCTGGTACAACATTACAATCTCTGCTTAGTTCTGTTATTAATCTTGGTTCTGCTGAATCACCTACTATTAAATTATCTGCTGCAAACTTTTTATTTAATACTGCTATTTCGCTTGTGGTTAACTTAGTCTGATAGAAACATAATTGTATATAGATGACTTTATTTTCTTTGTCTATGCTTGTTTTAACTAATGTTGAAGGGTCATTGCTAAAACCATAATCTTGACCAAATACAACTTTACCTACTTGCTTAAATTCTCCAATGCTCCAGTCAGTAAATATAACACCTTCAGCTTTATCTAACCAAGCACCTTCTATTGTATGCTTGTATCTGTTTGGCCTTCTAACCTTCATTGTTTCTATCTGCTTAATATAGCTTTCTGAAAGGTTATCTAAGTTATCTAAATA